TCTTAAGGCTCCTTTGGTATTCGAAATCAGCGAGAAGGCAGTAGGCACAATCACTTTGGCTTCTACAATCGCTAACGAAGCGTCTTCAGGACAAGTAACTATCTCTGAGTTTACTGGTGTTGTTTCTCCAATCCGTCAGCGTTTGTTGACTTACCTTGCAAATGCAAGCGTTGGAGCAATCGGAACTCAGTATGCCGTTTGGGTTGAAGAGTACGACCAAGAGGGAACTCCAGTAATGATTGGCGAAGGTGTTGAGAAAACTCAAATCGACGTACAATACAAGGAGCAAAGAGCTAAGGTTGAGAAAATCGGCGTACATATGAAGGTTTCTATGGAAATGCTTGAGGATGCTGCTTACTTGGCTTCTTACATTCAATCCAATGGCGTTAAGCGCGTTGAGACTGTAATCGAAAACCAATTGTTTACTGGTAATGGTACTTCTCCTCAGCTTGCTGGTTTGCTTTCTAAGTCTACCACATTTACTGGTTCTACAATGGCTGGTAAAGTTGAGTCTGCAACTAACTGGGATGTTATCCACGGAATCATCGCTCAAGTTAGAGCTGCAAACGGAACCGCTACTGGTGTATTCGTTGAGACTGGTCAGTATCACGTAATGCTTTCTGAGAAGGATGCAGACAAGCAGTATATCTTGCCAGCTGGCGTTACTTTCAACGCACAAGGCGGAATCAATGCTTGGGGAGTTCAAATTATCCCGACTAACGCTTTGACTGGAACTGCTGCCGATTTCGTAGGTGGTGACCTTTCAGCAATCAACGTACGTTTGAGAAGCGGTTTGCAAGTTGCAATCGGAGAGTCTGGTGACGACTTCATCGATAACTTGAAGACTGTAAGAATCGAGCAGCGTTTGGTGCAGTTTATCTCTGCTAACGATACTCCTTGCCTTGTTAAGGGTGTATTTGCAACTGCAAAGGCTCTTCTTGAGACTACCTAATATTTAGTTTGTGTTTAGTTTAATGGTAAAAGGGCTGGAATTTTTCCAGCCTTTTTTTGTTTAACGCGTTCAAAATCATTTACTTTAAAAATAAATTATAAGATATGGCAGATTTTACGATGTGTAAGCCTCAAAGATGCAAGCTTAAAAACACTTGCGAGCGTTACACGGCAAAGGCTAGCGAGATGCAAGTTTACTTCAATCAAGAGCCAAGCAACCAGGACGGGACAAAATGCGAAATGTATTTTAAAAAGAATTGTAAGCCTTGCGGCGAAATCTAAAAACCAAAATATGAATATTACCGAAGAGGATTTCTTAAAAGCTGAGATCGAAAACTTTAATTTAACTTTTGATAATCCCGACTTTGTAGCCTTGGCTCAGTCGGTTGCTGACTACTGCAAAAAGTTTAAAGCACAAACCTTTTTAGACTTTGGTTGTGGGACTGGAGTTTATTCTGAAGTAATGCGCCAAAATGGATTTGATATTACCGCGCAAGACGTTTTCAAGTCTCATCGAGAATATTGCAAAGCCAATTACCCAAAGTTAAAGGTATTGCAAAAGCCAAAGCTTGCCGACTTTATGTTGTGGATTGAAGTGGCCGAGCATATGACAGACGAGGAGATATTCAAGGCTTTAAAGGCAGTTGATCCAAAGTATATACTTTTCTCTTCAACGCCCGAAACAACGGATTTTGACGCCGACTGGGGACATATTAACATTAAGCAGCCTAAAGAATGGGTTAAGATGTTTAAAGACCTAGGATATAAAATGATTGACGAGCCAAAAACTCCTACTTTATGGGCGCTCACGTTCCAAAAAATCTAATTTACTTTATTTACTACGGCGGAAAGATTACGCATTACCACAGGCTTAATTTAGGCTATTTAAACAAGTACTGGCATTTGTTTGATGGGCAAAAGGTGGTAAAGGTTGCGATTGATCTAGGATATAATGCCAAGCCAATACTTGAGCTATTACCAAAAGATTGCAAAGTGGAATTTGTCGAAAATAATAGGACATTTGGCGAGGCCGTACACTTTACCGATTCAATTAATCGAGTGAGTGGAGGAATTACATTTTATGGCCATTGTAAAGGCGTCTCACGGCCTGTAATGGGTGGACTAGACAAATGGATTGCCCATTTATACGAAGGCAATTTAAACGCTATTCCCGACCTCTCAGATAAGCTATTCTCCAGCGTATGCGGTAAGCTTTTGCCTTGCCCTCCATACGTTCCACAAGACTTCCATTACTCAGGCTCTTTTTACTGGTTTAACACAGACAAAGTAAAAGCAAGGATTAAACCTATGCCGATGGACAGATATTTAAGCGAACGATTCCCAGCGATAATTGCAAAGGAAAGCGAGTGCATATTTAATTACCCAAGCTTTAATAATAACTTAAATTATTACGACGAACGAACGTGGGCCAACCTTTAAAGATATTTTATTCAAACCCGTTTAGCTTAGATAAAAATATAGGTAAAGCCTATAATGAGTATTTAAGCAGCTTGAATGCAAACGACGACGATTGGATTGTAATGCAGGACGGAGATATATTGTATCTTACTCCAGATTGGGGCAAAAGAATCAACGACGCTTTAGTTTTAGATGGGGATAAATTTGGCTTGGTTGGTTGCTACACGAATAGACTAAGAAGCAAGCATCAATTGCACAACAAGGAGTTTAGTTACGACTTGAATGTAAAAAACCATTACGAGATAGCCAAGACCTACGGGGGGGGAGGGGTGCAAGAAATCAAGGAGTATATCGCTGGCTTTTTTATGGCTTTTCAGTACAAAACTTGGAAGAAAATTAAGTTTGACGAAAATACCTTGGCTTTTGATTCCTTGTTTTCAATGCGAGTAAAAGAGCTTGGCTTAAAGTTTGGATTAATCCGCTCGCTTTACGTTTTTCATAGTTACCGACTTTGGGCAGACGTGGAGCCGTGGAATGAGAAAAAACATTTACTAAAATAAATACTATCTTTATGATAAAATTATTGGTTGACCTAGCACCATTTATGAAAGGCGAAGTACTAAGCGTAGGCAAGACCTACGACACTTACTTGGTCGACAAAGGTTTGGCGGTTTGGGTCAAAATGGACAAACAAGACTATAAGAAAAAATGAGCGTAGTTAGACCTTTACAAATTGCTTATAATTACCAAGTAGCTACTGAGCCAATTACGTTGGCAGAGGCAAAGGCTTGGATGCAAATCGATTTCAACGATTGGGACACGTTAATTACAAACGAACTGATTCCAGCGGCTAGAATTGAATCTGAGAAGGTAAGCGGAATGCTTTACGTTGAACGAAATGTGACTATTTCAAACAACAAGCACGACCAAAGGATTTATCCAATCGGGCCTTGGGTTGAAGACGTGACGGCAGACGAAACAGAAATAAAAAATTACACCTATCTAGCTGGATTTAATGAGGATAATCAATTGCCTCAAGACCTAAGAATAGCAATGCTAAGAAGGATTGCCACCGATTTTGCGTATCGTCAAAATATGATTACAGTCCAGGAGCAGTACGCTCAAAAGAATAGCATTACAACTGAGTTGAAATATAGAGCCGATTTATTTGTATGATAAACTTTGGATTATACGACCAAAAGGTTTCGTTTGTAACCTTTCAAGCGGTAAGCGATGGAGCTGGAGGTACTGTATTGACTCCAAATGTTACTCTAATAACATTCGCATCCGTAAAGCAAACGCGTGGAAATAACGCTTTAGAAGCTGGACAAATGGTTTTGCCTAATACCTACGAGGTTAGAATCCAATACAGATCATCCTACATTCCGAGCCAAAATCACCAAATAATTTACCGCTCAAAGTATTATAAAATCACAAGCGTTCAATTGAATGACCAACGCCAGCATAAGGAGTACATTATTTCAATGGTCGGAGTATGAGCGTAACTGTTAAAGGATTGGACGCAGCTTTAAAAGACTTGGACAAGCAAGAGCAAATTGTAATTGATGCCGTTAAAGATGCTTTGGCAAATGCTGCTCAAGATATTGAACTTGAAGCAAGCAGAAACGCACCAACTCAATGGGAAGGTATTCCTTTAAATATTATCCAAAAAATCTATAAAGACATAGAGGAAAACGGATTGCTTTTTAAAGTAGGTGTAAAAGTTCCTCCAACTGGTGAGCAGTTTGAAGCTTGGTTGGAATTTGGGACTGGTTTAAGTGCTAGAGAAATTTTATCTAATCCTCAATACTCTTCAGAGGTTAGAGATGTCGCTAGGACATTTTATAGAAATGGTCAAGGCCGTATTATTGGCCAGCCTTACCTTATGCCAGCTTTCTTTAGAAATACCGCTAACTTGGTGCAAGAAATTGAAAACGAAATAAATAAAGATTTAGGATGAGAGAAATAGCAACCGACATACGAATCGCAGTAATTGACGCAATAACTCCTTTGGTTTTAAGCGGTATTACAATACCAGTACACGACACCGAGTTACCAGTTAGTGTTTATCCAGCTCCATATCTTGGCTCTCAAGCTTATGTTTTAATTACGGATCAAAACGAGGCAGAGACAACAAATAACGATTGCTCTATTAGACAAAACGCAACTTTTCAAATTAGCATAGTAACAAAGTTTCCTCAAGGCAATGGGGGTAAAA